CTCGTGCAGGCCTGCGGCCTGCACTCGCGGGGCAGGCCTGGGGCCTGCACTCAGTGCGTGGCCTGCGGCGACCGGCTCGCGACGGTCTTGGGCGGACGGGCCGTCAACGGTGAGTTAGCGGTAGGTAACTACGGAGCAGTGGTGGTACGAACATTTGTTCGAGGGGAGGGGGAACATATGAATGATTGTTCATATGTTCAAACATAGATCAAGCATTGAAAAGCGTTCTTCACTTCCTGCGTCTCAAAGAAAACTTCGGCGTTCTCATAGCGGAACCGAAGCCGGTTCAAAAGCGGCGAGTGCGAGATCGAGCGCACGTTCTGTCCGCGATCATTTTGTTCCACGCCGAAGCAAGACCGCGAATCCTTGTCGCCGCCTTTCCGAACGTAAAGGAAATCTTCTTCATTATAGACCGAATAGACCGTACCGGAATAAATGAAAGTAAAGAACGGAAGGCCGGAAACTTCCTTCCGTTCCACGTTGAACGAATCGTCGTTCACGAAGGCATTATCGATTGAAGAAGAAAGATAATTGTTTGCCGCGAACGCCTGATTAAAAGCAGACGCGCGTTGCGCTTCTGAAACGTCTTTGATGATAAGGCGAAGCAGAACGAATCCGTTTCCACGATAGACCTTCGTTTTCGAATTGATTTTCGAAGTTATTCCGAGCGCAACATAATACGGATTGAAGATCGAGAACGAGTTTGACGCCATATAGAGAGGAACGAAGCGAACCGCCTTTCCTTGTCCGCGAGCGATCGTCGTATGAAGCGAGATCAGCGACGAAACTTCATTCGGAAGGTATAGATTGTTTTCGTCCTGATACTCATCGAAGAACATATTCTGCACGTCTGAAAAGATATGCGAAAACCGCTTCAGTTTCGGAGCCATCGTAAGTGAAGAAGCGTAGCCGCAGGAATGTTTGTTGAGGAACAATTCAAAATACTTTCCGTCTGCGTGAGATTTCGCAGTCATTTCATAATCCGGAAAGAAAAGCGATTTGATGTCTTTGAAGAACGCTTCTGCGATGTCCTTCATTTCATTTTTGTAGCGGTAGACAAGAAAAAACTTCTTTCCGTTCTGCAAAAAATCATCAACCAAAAGACGAGAAAAGGCGGTCGTTTTACCGCCTGTTCTGTTCCCGTCTACGATCAGTATTTCCGGCACGTTTCCGTTTGCGTCCTTAAAATCCGTAACCGGTTTTGCTTCGAAGTATTTCATAAATCAATCAAGGTCTTCGTCGTCGAACAACTGATAGAAACATTCTTCGAGATCGTCGAATAACTGTTCAAGCGTCTTGTTGAAAAGTTCCTTGTACGCCTTGAGAAGTTCAGCCGGTGACCGACCGCCGAAACCTGTTCTTGTTTCCTCATACGATCCTTCTTCCTGATTCGCATTTTGTCCGGATCGCGACGAAGAATCAGAGATTGACCGAACGTCCGTCAAATAGGTATCATTCAGCGAAACGTGACCTTGTGAATCAACCGACCATACGCGTGAAGCATTCCCCTGAGGCGTGTCAAGATAACGGTTCATTTCTGATGTTGATCCGGATTCCGAGTTCGAACCCGAACCGGCTTTTTCGTTCGAACCAACAATGTGAATGTCGTCCGTCCGAATCGGATTCGAAAAGTAGTTCGTTTCGTTCATTTCCGTATCAAGCAACCGTTCGTAGTACGGCATTATTGCGGAAAATCTGCTTCGGAAAATCTGTTTCCACTTCTTCGAGTTCGAAAGTCCGATCCTTCGCAGAATGAAATAATGAAGGACGAGTTTTTCGACGCCGGCCATTTCCGAAGCGGTCAGTTTCACCGGCGAATAGAACGAGAAGAACGAGGAAACGGAACCGTCAACGATGTCGTCGTAATCGTCCGAAGTGATCGAATACGTTTCTTTCAAAAACTGTTCAAGCGTCTCCGGTTTTTCGTAGCAATAGCAATCAAACATTTTCGTTGTCTTCTCCTTCCTTCTTATTCTCAAACAGTTCAAGGTCGAAAAGGTCTTCCGAGAACGTGACCTTTGTGTTCATTCCGTACTTCGCGTTAATGAGTTCAACGGCGCGTTCTCGCGGTTCCTGACGAATGTTTCGGAACGCAAGTGATCCCCCCATCGCGCGCGCAACTTCATCATTCGAGATTCGTTCTTTCTTCTGAATCGAAACGTTCGAAACGCCAAGAAAACCGATTGCTTCATTCCACGTCCGGACGAAAAGTTCGTCCACGTTTTCCGCGATCCAAGGCGCTTCCGTTTTGATCGCCTTAACCGATTCAAGGTCAAGACCTTTGTATCCGAGAACCGTTTGCCCGAAGTTCGAGTAGTCCGCAAGAAGATTCTTATACGTTTCCACCTTTCCTTCCGGAACCGCGATCGTGACCGGCGTCCGTTGTGCAAAAACGTTAACGTCTTCCGTCCGTTTCATTTCCGCAAGCCGTTCCGCGTACATTCCAAGCGTACCTTTGAAGATGGAAGAATTGAGATCGCGATTCGTGTTGTGAATCAAAATACATTCGGTCGCGTTCAGGTCAGGCGAATATTTGAGCGGACGCGAAAATCCGGTACGATCAGAAAACGCGCGCACCTGCTGAGGCTCTCCGTAAATGTTGAAACCGCCTGCTTGCATTGCCGGCAGAGCGACAAGACCAATTTCCGGTTCATTGAAAACCGCAACAAGTCCATACTGAAAGAGCATACGTTCAATAAAGAGTGGATCAACCTGAAAAGGAAATCCTTCCCACTTGAACGTGTTCTCGCTCATTTTCTGTAACATATTGAAGTACGAAGCAAAGGTTGCGTCGTTCCGAATCTTTGACCGAATCTTTTGCGCGTTCAGCGAAAATCCTTTTTGTGTTCTTGCCATTTTTCAAAACTCCTTTATGAAAGCGTCTTCCGAATCTTGATTCCATTCATCAGCCGCGCGTTCAGTTCTTCGTCTGCTTCCGATCCGGAAAGATAGATAGAACCGGTTTGCAAAAATGCTCCGTCGGCCGTGTTCACATCATCCTTTTCTAAAACCGCGTCAACTTGATATCCGAAATAGTCGAAGTAATCATCAATCACGTTCATTGTTGCAGGTTTTGGCGAACAATAATCCAAACGAGCGCGAACGATATAGTCACCTGAAATAAGAGGGAAGTTCGTTTGCGTAACTCCCATAGGCGAAAACTTCGCCGTTTCTTTTTTGATTGCCATTCCTGCAATCCCTGAAGCCGCCGCGATTCCTGCTCCGGCCAATGCTCCTGCCCAACCGCCTTTTGTGGCTCCTGCAATCGCACTAGTTAAAGCCGAACCTGCAATCCCAAACACATCACCAACGGCTTGAGCCTGTGTGTAAACAGTCGGAACCGCAATCGGAATTGACGGTAACTGAATTGTGATTCCTTCAGCAAGATTGTACGCTACACCTTTGTAATTCTTCGGATATATCAGGATTGACGGAGTTGGTATGGAATAATGAATCTGTCCGAATGTAACTGCAAGCGGATTATCAAAGTCTTCCATATCATAATACTTCACGCCTTGACTTGATGTTAATGAGACCTTGTTATATACACCGGTGTTTAATTTTTGGTGACGATAAGCATTTGCAGGGTATGATATCGATATATCCGAACCGTTTGAAATCGCATAATTTCCTATTTGTGTAGACGAAGGAACAAGATAACAGCCGAGAATTGTACCGCCGTCTTCAAGAATCCCTTGAATATCGGAGATTGACGGATTTACATCCCTTGAAACTGCTAATTGCGTAAGGTTATACCCCATTATAGGTATACCCCAATCTTTTTTGACTACAAAATAGACGACAGACCTATCACAAGTTATGTTTAGCGTTTGTCCACCACCGGTAATAAAATCACTGCCGGACACATTTGGTAAAAAGTCGTCAACAAGATTCGCGCCACGCACGTCTGTTTTTGGCGTGTTTCTTTCAACATATACGAAAGCCGATTCCTTGCAGTCTCCTATAAACGTCGGAAAAGGATCAACGGTATAGTTGATCTGCGTACAAGAATCGGAGATATACTGAAGTGAATCGATGAAACAGAAGAAAATCTTATTGCCGTGATTCACGTTAACGAAGGTCATATAGTTGCAACCTTCAAGGGCTTCAATCGGATCGTCCACCTGAAGCGCGTTTGCGTTTTCGCGTTGATAGTAATATTGTGTATAGGTTTTCGTCAATCCAGTCAAAGCACCTTCAGCCGCACCTTGCGAAAGATATAGCACTTCTGTGCCGCCCTTAACGAGCGGCACACCTTTATAAACTTTTACGGTTGTGTTCATCGCCGTAGCCATTGAACGAACCTTCCTTCCTTTTAGTCAAGCGTGTTCATCGAAGGCTTGACAAGACCTTCAGCATACAATTCAATTCCGTCCTCGCCCGAATCCATCCAAGAAGACGCGGAACCGTCGATAAACTCAAGATCGCCGGCAACAGTGATTAGAACCGCATTTTCGATGAGCGGAGAATCAACGTTCAGCATTTGCTTTGCTTGCCCGACCGTACACGGTAACTGAATGTCAACAGAGTTAATCTGTGAAATCAATGAGTTCGAACCTTCAGCAGTACCGGCGTTATATTCGTGTTTGAAAATAACCGTGAACGTTTTCTGAAATCCGGAATCGATTTCGTGGTTGTAATAGTCCACCTCGTCAGTAAGCGAAAGTTGAACGTTTACCGTCAAGACCGCCTTGATGAAATAATTCGCCGCCTGCGTCGGTGAATCTTCAATCGCCCGAACACCAACACGAATGCAATTCACATTGTCGGGGACAAGTCCCATTGATGTGCTGTTTTTCGTCACGAAATTAAGATGCTTTCTCGCAGAATCATAGAAAAACTCATCATAGTTCGTGCCGGAGATTTGACTCTGTTCAATCGGAATCTGATAAGTCAACACTTCGTCTTCATTCCAAGCAACGATGCGCGATCTGTATTGAATCTGCTTTTGAAGAATACCGACGGCTTCCTGAAGTTCACGGATCAGGTTCATCAGATAGTTGTTCACATCATCGATCTTCTCATTGATCTCTGTATGATAGGAAGCAAGTTCCGTCTTCAGTCCGGCGAGTTCTTCCTGATTCTTGACGATAAGCGAAACGGCGTCGTTCCAACATTCACCAATGTTCTTGTAAAGAAGAAGGATCGCGTTATTCGCCGCAATGCAAGAATCAATCACGTCGTTCAGTTCTTCGGACGTCGTCGCACCTTTCCACGCCTTCAGCGTTCCGACCATCGTCTGAAGGTTTTTGAAATAGATTTGTTCAAGACGAACAGATTCTTTGAATGCCATTAGAAAAAACTCCTTTCAGAAAAACTCCCTCGCCGCCCTACTCACGGAGTTTGGTAATCTCCGCTTTCAGGCGAGCGTCAAGGAGGTAGTTGTGTTTACGGAACCGCGATATCGACCGTATCAGTCTTCGTGTTATCGAACACGGAGGTAGCCGTGATCGTCCAACCGTCACCGCTTGCAGCACCTGAAAGAACACGAACCGTTGCAGTCGTTCCGTCAATCGGATTGATCTCAATCGTATCTTTGGAACCAACCGTCAGCGTCCAAACGACCGCAGGATTTGCAAGATTCTGCGTGACGACGTTTGCTTTGAAGGTCTTGATCTCACCGATGTTCATATCAACCGTTCCATCCGGATCAATCGTGACCGACGTCACGGCCTGCTCACCAACGGTAAAAGCGCAAGCCTTGAAGAACGGCGAGAAGCAGTACGTTCTTTCACAATGGAGCGAATAGTTCTGATACGGGCCCATCTGATTGAGAATCGTGTAGATTTCTGTCATAGAATCGAGAACGACGAACCAATCACGATGAATAAGAACAGCAGGAACCTTCGCGAGTGCTTCTTTCTGTTCGTCCGTGATCGTCTTGTAGAGAGGATCGTTTGAGAACAGAACGTCAAGACGATCCGTGTCAAGTTCTCCGAACCCGTCGACAAGCACCTGACGAGCAAGAAACTCGCTCTTTTCCATATTGAACGCAAGCGCAAGAACGTTCACGTCCACGACCGCAGAGAAGTCTGAATTGATGAGCAAATGTTGATCTTCCTTCTTCGCGTAAGTCTCCACGTTTGCCTTCGAATACTTCGCGTTCATAAACTCCATTTCGTTCGAAACGGCTTTGATTCTCGTAACGATCTCACGAGCGTTTGCCGCCGTGACTGCCGGAATCTCTTTCGTCGCAATGTCACCGTTCAGGATCGCACGAGCGACGACGTACTTCATTGCGAGAAACTCGTCATATTCCATTGAGCGATAGAGATTATCGATTTCCGTATCAAGAAACTCCGCGAAACGGTCGTATGAAAGGAACGCTTTCTTGAGTTCTGCCGGAAGAATCGTCGTATCGTAGTGTACCTCACAATTGATATGGAAAATCGCGGAAAGATGTTCCGGAAGTTCCACATCCATAAAATGTTCTTTTGCGTAGTTGTAATCGCGCACTTTCGCTTTCACAAGTCGCGTTGCATACTCGACGTAACTTTCGCCGTACTCAAGTTTCTTCTTATAGAACGCAAGCGGATTCTTGAAACCGTCCATCGTGACGATTCGAACAAGGGCGATCCGCTCATAGAGCGTCGTTAGCCACTGATTCATAAAGGTCGTGTTCGAAGTCAGAACAGAACCGATCGTCCGAAGGTTTTCAACCGTTCCGTCTGCGGACGGAACCGCGTTCGTGAAGCGATCCCCCTGCGAGTTCCGGATCGCGTTCAAAAGTCTTGTATAGTTTTCGTTTGCCATTTCTTATTTCTCCTTTTTCATTTCTTCGATGTAGTCTTCAATCGTGATCTCTTCCGGTTCCGGTTTATCTTCTTCCGGTTCCGGATCAAGAAGCGGCGTTCCGACGTCTCCGTCGAAAAATCTTTCACGGTAGCGTGTACGCCATTCGTTCTCAAGGTCTTTCAGCGCCTTGTCCATTTCAAGTTTCGCGGTCTCAAGCGCGGCCTTCAGCTCTTCAACCTTGTCAACATCTTCAAGCGCGTCCATAATTTCCGCAAGGTCTTTCAGGTCTTCGTCCGTGTCGCCGTAGTGCCGCTTAATGTTTTCTTTCATCTCTGCGGTAACCATTTTTTCTTTCCTTTCTTTTTTAATGATTGTTTGCTTCTGAATAATCATAGTTCGGGAAGGCTCCTGACCGGTCAAAACCGATCGTTTGAATCTTCGCGATCTCAAAGGTCGATCCGGACGTCCCAATGTGCATACAATACCCATACCCAATGTCCAAGCCACAATGACCTTTTTTGTACAGCATATATCCGGCTTTCCCCTGCTCAACCGTCGTCTTGTCAACGGTCTTTTCGTAAAGCATAGCGGAATTGCCGGTAATGCCGGTGATCGCTGTCAGGAACCCCGAACAGTCATACCCGATTTTATTCTGCGAATAGCGTTTGATCTCTTCCAACGCCTGAGGCGAAAAACGACCGTAATAGGACGGATACGCTTTAATCAGCGCGTCCATCGTTGCAACCGTGAGACGTTCTCCTTTCGCGCCGTAAAAATAGGCGTAACGGTTTCGGTCGACGTAGAAACGAAACGCTTTTCGTAAAATCTCATAGGAAGGTTTTACAATCGTTGTCTTATTCTGCTGAATCATCTTTCACTCCGATCTTCGATTCAAGAGCAGTCAAAATCCTTGTGTTGCGGTCGATCGCTTTTGAAAACTTGTCGATCGACACTTCGTATTTGTCTGTGATCGCCTTTACGTCTTCGCGGTATTCGTCATTCTGCTTTTTGATGAAGAAGCCAAGAAAAACGCAACACGCGATCGGAAACCCGACCGTTTGAATGATCTGCAAAGCAACGTCCATTTATCTCTATCTCCTATTAGAAGGCTTTATTCCTATATAGAATATATCAAAAAGTATTATACTTGTCAAATAAAAATAATACAAACGGAAAACCGGCACATAGTGTGCCGGTGTCCGACGCGGATCGTTTGCCCTTTACCGTTCAAGAGTTAGGAAGTGCCACGGTTCGCTGTTTACCTTCCCCGATTCGATCCTTGTATCTTCATTTTATCATCAACGAAGCGTAAAGTCAACTTCTTCAAGTATCACACCACCTTTTACATACTTCGGAGCAAGTTTCCCGCCCTTGATCGTCAACCCTTCCTTGAAATCTTCAAAGTCGTATTGTTCACGGAACGTCTGCTTCTGTTTGTCCGTCATACCGGCACAACATATATTGATCGTTCCGTCCTTAAACTCCTCAATGTATGTCTTCTGTCTCACGAACCGCGCACGCTTCCATTCGCTCTCGATCTTGTACGCGCCGTATATCTTGTTGTCCACTTTCCCAACGAAGTCTTCCGGTTTTCCGATGCAATGAAGCGAATCTGTGTCCGAATAGCAGAAACGCGAGAAGTTGTTCTGTATCGTTTCAATTTGATACCGTCTTGCCTTCGCCGTTATCGCCGCCCCGATCGCGATATTGACGACGCTTTTCTCATACGACGGAACGATCGAGAAAGTCAGCGATCCGTCGTCCGCGATCTTCGCCACCTTGAAGGACGAGTTTTCACTCTTGCTCATTTGCCCATATAAATTGTTAGAGAATAGTTTCGCAAGCGATCGCGTCGCGCCTTTTGATTCCTGCTTGATCTTCGCAAACTCGCGAATGTAGAAGTCAAAGATTTCCGCGCGCGTCTTGAAACAAAGATAGTCAACCCATTCAATCGAAATAATGTTGTAGTGTTCCAAGAAGACGATTAGATCGTCTTTCGATAAAGTCAGGTCGATTTTTTCAAGTCGCCCGATCTCGCAACCGGTCTTCAAGTCCTGAATCCGAGACGATTTCAAATAAGCGTTCTTCAAGAAGAACAAACTGTTCTTCTTTTGGATCGTCGGAACGTAGTCTTGCTTCAGAGTGAACGCAACCTTGACACGGCAATAGAAGTAAAAAGAATCGGATTCGAGCATTTCCTTTGGTGGCCTGCCAAGCGCAAACGTCGGTTTTCCGATCGGAAAACGATTTCCCGAGTATTCGAAGCACATAGCAAAAGGATAGAGCGAATTGACGTCTGCCGTGAATCCTTCCTGATTCAGCGTCTTCCCTTCTATCGCTTCGTTCACATAGCAAAAGCCGCCACGATACCCGCGCCGAATGTACTTGTCGCACGATTCGACGATTCCTTCCGATTCGATCTCTTGTTCGTCAAGTTTTACGAAGACGCTTTTCGATTCTCCATATATCGTTTCCTTGAAACGAGCAAGGCAGGCCGAACCGATCGTGAGAGACGTTACCGGCTTGAACGGCGATTCTTCGCCGTTCCGTTTCATAATGAAGGAAAGACCCTCGGAGAGAACAAGTACATCGTTCTTGATATATTCAATGTCTTCCGGCGTACAATCCGCAAGGCTCGTTTTATTATCATAGTCCATTTGGCTCTTTTTGTACTTCGAGCAAAATGCGTCTCCTATCTGTTTCAGCGTAAACGGAAGGATTTTCAGTGAATCTCGTACTTCCACAAGAACGTTATTCCATTTGAACGCGAGATAGTACCATTGACCCGAATCCGCAATCACATAGACCATTTCGCCGTTGACGATCTTTTCAGGCTGTGCCATCTGGCCGCTTTCTTTGTCAATCGCGATGCGGAAATGCTTTTCGTTCAGTAAGTAATAAAGAATGAAGTTCCCATCAAACTTCAAGTTGTGAAAGTATATGCGTTTCTTCAATCCGCGCGAATAGTCCGTCGCGTAGAGGAAAAAGTCTTCGATAGAACCGAAAATCTCCGGATGGTATCTCCCTACCTCGTCAATGCAGAAAGACCAAACCTTCGTTTGGTCTTTCCGCCAAGAAGACGTCGTCGTCTCAAAGTCGGCCGCGTAAATCTTCCATCCGTTTGTATCGTCTTTTTTTACCGGAACAAACATAAATCACTTCTTCTTTCCGCTTCTTCTCGCAGGCGTTTTCGATTTCACGCTTTCGATCAATCTTGAAATCTGACGAATCGAACCTTCGCTGATCTTCTTCGGAATCTTCGGAACCTTGACCGTTTTGATTCCTTTCTTGAGTGCAGATCGAACAAGGCGCTGAAGTTTTTTCCGCTCTTTTCTGTAAAGTGCTTCGCGTTCTGCTTTTTCTTCCGCTTTCTTTTCTTGTTCTTCCTTCAGGCGTTCCGCTTCTTCTTCTGCGTCTTCGAGATAGTGCTGAACCGTGTTCAGGAAGTCGTCAATAACGTCGTCCTGTTCGCTGTCGTATCGTTCACTATCGTAGTAAAGCCACTTCTGCGAAAAATTGAAATCGTCCTGCGCGTTCTCAATCGCGGTTCCTGCGATTTGTTCGCCGTAAGTCTCCGCGATTTGATCGATCCAATCGAAGAACCCTTTTTCACGACGCAGGATTCCATGATCGTCAGTCCCTTCGTACTTTTCGCAGTACAACCGGAGCGTTTGCTTCAATCTTCGGATCGCGTCTTTTCCTTTTGTCTTTGAAAGTAACATTTTCACTCTTCCCCTTTCACAAGTACGATCGAATAACCTTCCGGAATCCGCTCAAGAACGTTCGTCCGGACGCGATCCCATTCACGTTTCCATTCGCAGAAACGACCATACGATCCGAAGTTTCGCTTGATCGCGTCAATCAAGCGTCGTTCGTCTTCCGTTTCCGCTTTCGCTTGTCGCATTACAAAATATTCTTTCATTTATGTTCCTTTTTCAAAAAGCGGAACCGGCTTTTGACCGGTTCCGCAACTCTCCGTCTTAAAGAACCGTAACCGAAGTGTAGATATTTCCGGTCTTCTCAGAACGCTTCTTCTCGACAAGAACCTGAAGTCCTTCTTCTTCAAGAGCGGCCTTGAATCCTTCGACAGAACCGACCTTGTCCGTCAGACGCTGAATCAGCGCGACCATCACGGAACCGACGAAGAAGAAGCCGTTCGGAATCTCGTCACATACGCAGATCGCGTACTGACGATCGCGCTTCCGGTCGTTCACAATCTCTGCGTGACGAAGCGTCATTTTTCCCTGCGTCGCCGCGATCGCTTCGTCGAGCGAAACCTTTTCGCGTCCTTCCGTGATCCATGCTTCACCCTTTTCCTTGTTTCCTTTGAGCAAGTCCTTCAACATTTACTCTTTTCCTTTCCGGTTTTTATGAGTTTTCCTTCTCGTTTTTAACCTTTTCAACCCACGCTTGCATTCGTTCTTCATCAAGCAAGCATTCCGTGCAAACGTTGAACGTGTTTCCGTCTTCGCTTGCAAAACCTACTCCGTTCGGGAGTCCGTCAGGTCGGTTCCCTATCTTAAAAATCTTTCCGCAAATGTTACATCGAATCCCTTTCATCGTTTTCACCTTCTCTCCTTTCAACTGTTTTTAATAATCCATATATGGCAACTCTAATTCCTTCCAAGCAACAACATCTGTCACGATTCGCTCATGCCCTTTTGTGCGATATAAAAAAGCACTTTCTCCTTTCCTTCTCTCAAAAATCGTTTCGTCGTGGATGTATAAGTCTTTTGTAAAATATAAGACGGTGACAAAACGAAGCGATTTATGCTTTCCAACCGTTACAAGATATTCTCCGCTTTTTTGTGGTAAACTTTCATTTACTCGTTTCCATTCACTCATATTCTCTCCTTTCTTCATCTTTCTTGCATATCTGTTTACAAAATGTCCTCATCAGCCAACGCTTCAATAACAAAAATAATAAGAATTATCTCACTAACAACCAACAAACCCAAAAGAAAAGGCAACCACATTCCCCACTTGAGAATAATTGACAACGCTAATAGAACAGGCATGGCAAGAAAAACTATTGAAATGAGCGTCAAGCCTATATATTTAGCACATTTAATCATCGTTCACTCCTCTCCTCAATAATCAACCGCTTCTTTTCGGCTGATGAAGAAATGAATGCCTGTCGAACACTCGTTCCATCGGTTTTCGTCGAAGTCTTTGACCGACACAATTTCCCCGACACGATAGAGGAAAGTCGGGTCATAATCCGACGTTACTTCAACAAGTCCACTACTCGTTCCGTCGATGTTCTGAATTGCAACCACTTTAGCCTTGTCGCATCTGCACTTCCGACTTGTTGCGGAAAGCCGCTTTGCGTCTTCTTGAATCTCAAGTACAATTATGCATCCGTTTGCCTTTTTGAATCCGATGAAAGCACCAAAATCAGGGCAAGCGTATGGAATGAATGGTGCATTTTTCGCACGGGGCAGATTCGCGTCGTACAGATTCGCGCCGGACAGATTCGTGCCGGTCAGATCCGCACACGCCAGATTCGCCCATGACAGATTCGCGCCGGACAGATTCGCCCAGTACACATTCGCTCCGGTCAGATTCGCGCCGGACAGATTCGCCCAGTACAGATTCGCGCCGGTCAGATTCGCGCCGGACAGATTCGCACCGGTCAGATTCGCGCCGGACAGATTCGCACCGGTCAGATTCGCGCCGGTCAGATTCGCGGCGGACAGATTCACGCCAGACAGATTCGCCCAAGACAGATTCGCGCGCATATCTTGCCATCCGTCGCAGTCTTCTCTAATCCAGTGAAGTTGATTTTCTAAAATATTTTTTATTTCTTCATTGCTCATTTTTTATCTCCTTTCAGCACTCCAAAAATGTTGCCCGACAAGGATTTGCACCTTGCATAGTTTTACAGTTTCGACCAACGCTCATTTCTGTGAGCCACGGACTGAAGATTGTTTGTGTCTACCTATTCCACCACTGGCATTATTTCTTATCATCACTCCGGCTCTACCCACTGCATAACCTGATCCACATATTCCTGATTGTATGAACCGTAGTCGCTCGTGTTATGTCGAGAGATTGTCTCACAGATCGAACATCCGTATTGATTCAATCGACGGTCTGTTTGCTGAACGTAAAGGTCAATTTGAACGCGCCAGTCGAAGATGTCGCCTTTTGAAAAATCCCAATAGGTTACTCGATATTGAAAAAGTCCCATATCAAGACCGTTCTTGTTGCGCGCCATCGGATCGAACGAGGATTCCTGAAAACATTGTGCGATTGCGTAAGGCCACCATTGTTCAATTCCGTAATCTTCAAGACGACGCTTCAAATAACTCGCGATCTCAGGATCAAGGGTTTTTCCTTTGATCGTAACTGTTTCAAATGCAATCTCTGAATCGTATGCTTCCGTTTCTTCGCTTTCGGATTCAATTTCAATAACAATCGCCGGAAGTCTTGATTCCATTTTGTCTTCAAACCCCTCACATACTTCTTGTCTCTCACACTTCGATAATATTTCACCTGCCGTTTCTTGAATTGACGTTTGTTCATTGATCTCCCTTTCATAATTCTCAAGCGATCGCACTACGATCGCGATGATTATACAGACGATGGCTGTCAGCAATATGCCGGTTATGAATCCTTCGGTTCTGTTCATTCTTCGATCCTTTCCAAACGAACGTGATGAACGTATACGTCTTTTTCGGCTTCCTGCAATTCTTCAAATGCTTCACGAATGTTATCATAGATTTTTCCGGAATAATCTTCTTCGTCGTAGCCGCTGAAGATCGTCTTGACCTTTACTCGATACTTCATCGTTCATTCTACCTTTCTGTGTGAGCGGTAGTATGTTGTTTGCTCCCCACGATCATATCTTATCAAAAGTCAAACGATTTGTAAAGTGAATTCGAACGATTTTTCGAGACTATAAGAAACTGCAATATATCTCATAAGGTAATAAGTTTTTGTTATGTTCCCCCTCCCCTCGAACAAATGTTCGTACCACCACTGCTCCGTAGTTACCTACCGCTAACTCACCGTTGACGGCCCGTC